ACTCGGAGCTATTGAAACTGCTAGAACAATTAGAGAGCGTAAACTTGACGCAAGAATCTTCATGCTTGTCCATGACTCAATCGTGGCACTTGTTAAGGACAGCGACGTAGATGAATACTGTAACATACTACGCGAATGTACACAATATAACTGGGGCTGTAATATTCCTGGATTTCCTATTGGCGTTGATCAGGACATAGGCGATGACTATAGCTTCGGCAGTTTTGAGGAAACCTATAGGGCTGGCGAGCTTAGTTTGGCCCGTGTTTAGATTGGGTGAGCGGGAGCCATACACTCACGGCAAACTAACATTCTATGCTAGTGAGTATGTGGACCAAGACGACCCTAAACCGTTTAATCGGTACAGGATCGTAGATGATCGCGGTGTAGATAAACCTACACTAGGTTTGCGTAGACTAGTACTCAAGGAGCAAGAAGTTAAATTATTTCCAATTGGTAGTGCAATTTACTTCTTGCAAGATGTTATTAAACTAGCAAAAAGTACAACTTGGTTTATTGATAGTGTGGGACAGGTATTTCAGCACAAAAAACTTGTACGCGCCAAACTGCAAACGCACAGGATCACCCAAGTTTTGCCTGCGTCAGGGATAGGGTGTGTTCTTGAGGTTGAGGGTCTCCCAGAAAGATTTAAAAGCCTACAAGTTCCTAAACCTTATGAACTGTGGGCAGGTATATTACGTTACAACCGATGCAACTTACTTTACGGATATTACAGCGAACCAATTGAAACTACATGGAGACTAGTGTGAAAGCTATTATAACTAACAGGATTTATATGGATGATCCTGGTAGACTAAACGCCAAGTTTATCATGGATAGTTTAACTTACAAGTTTAAAAAGAATACAGGCAGTAAAAAATTTAGTGTAGTAGAAACCGTCAAAAACTATAGAATATTGCCCAAAGGTATACTTAGTGTTCCGCAAGGTAGGGTCGACCTAATACCTGATGGCTATGAAGTAGTAGATAAACGCGTAATGAATCCTGTGCCATTTCCTACACCTAAATACAGTTTGCGAGACGATCAGCTAGAAGTATACACAGAAGCTAATGATACTTGCTTTATTAATGCCTTAGTAGGTTGGGGTAAAACATTTACAGCACTACATATTGCACGCAAATGGGGGCAAAAAACACTGATAGTAACACATACTACTGCACTACGTGATCAATGGTGTGATGAAGTTAGAGCACTATTTGGAATGGAGCCTGGTATTATTGGCAGTGGTCAATATGACGTAGAAGATCACTTCGTAGTAGTAGGCAATGTACAAAGTATTGTTAAATATTTGGATAGGATTAATAAAGAGTTTGGCACTATTATCTTAGACGAAGCACATCATTGTCCCGCTACTACATTTAGCCAGACTATAGACAGTTTCTATGCTCGTTATAGATTGGCACTTAGTGGTACTATGGAACGTAAAGATGGCAAGCATGTATTTTTTAGTGATTATTTTGGTAGTACTGTATTTAAGCCTAAACAAGCCAATACTATTAATCCAGTAGTACACCTAGTAAAAAGTAATATTACACTAAAACCCAATGTACCTTGGGTAGAAAAAATCAATGATCTAACGCAAAACGAATACTATAGACGATATATTAGTGCTTTAGCTACTTTTCATATTGAAAATGGCCACAGCGTACTAGTAGTAGCAGACAGAGTAGAATTTCTAGAAAAGGTAAAAGAATATGTTGGAGAAACGTGTTTGTTGGTTACTGGCGACACCAGCTATGAAGAAAGACAATATGCTAAAGAGCAAATCCTCAGCAAAACAAAAATGTGCATTGCTGGCAGCCGTCAAATCTTTGCCGAAGGAATTTCAATCAACGCACTCAGCTGTGTTATCTTAGCAGTACCAATGAGTAACGATAGTTTATTAGAACAGATTGTAGGGCGTATTATGCGTCCATATCCAGATAAGCCACAGCCTATAGTAGTAGATGTACAATTTAGTGGCTGGGCAGATAAGAAACAAAATAATGATAGGCTTGGACTCTACGTGCGTAAAGGCTGGGAGATCTTATCGGTATAGAAATTTTCACTTGTTCAAGTGAACTAACTATGGTATAATATACTATGAATCAAAGAAAAGTATTTGTATTTAACCACAGTAAACTAGAGCAATTAGCTGGTGGTGATGCTATAAAAATTGTAGAAATCCTTGAAGATTACTACAAAGGTTTTGACTATAAATTAGGTGGTGGAAGTAGTTACTTGATTAAACCAGCACAACTTTTCTTTGATCAGACTACAGATATACTATTTAAATCACAGTATATACAACTAGCGGCACGTAGAAGCTATCAACACTATAAAGACTTAGGTTACAAATATTTAGATTTAAGTTACTATCCAGACCTAAACTTAGAAGCAATAAAATACAATCCGCTATTAACAACAAACAACAACAAAATATACTTCAAATACGAGGAATAAATGGCACTTAGTTTTAAACAAACAAAAGGTAAAGCAGCATCAAACAAAGTAGAAAGCTATGAGTACAAAGATGGTGAAAATACAGTTAGACTGATTGGTGGCGTACTTCCTAGATATATCTACTGGCTAAAGGGCACTAATAACAAAGATATTCCTGTAGAGTGCTTAGCCTTTAGTCGCGAAAAAGAAAAGTTTGACAACATTGAAAAGGATCATGTGCCTGAGTACTACCCTGACTTGCGTTGCAGCTGGAGTTACTCAATCAATTGTATTGATCCCAAGGATGGTAAGGTCAAAGCATTAAATCTTAAAAAGAAGTTATTTGAGCAGATTGTTAATGCTGCCGAAGATTTAGGTGATCCTACTGATTATGATACAGGTTGGGATGTTGTATTTAAGCGTCAAAAAACTGGCCCACTTCCATTTAATGTTGAGTACACACTACAAGTACTGCGTTGCAAACCACGAGCACTAAGTGCCGAAGAACGTGCACTAGCCGATGCAGCACAAAACATTGATGAAAAATTTCCTAGACCTACAGCAGATGAAGTCAAAGCATTGCTAGAAAAGATCAACACTCAAGGTGAAGATGAAGAAGGCGATACAGCAGAACAAGAAGCCGTTAAGGAATTAGGTTAATAAAAGGCCCAGTAATGAAAATTACTGGGCTTTTTCATCACAGGAAAAATAATGAAAATACTTTTTACAGCTGATATACATATAAAATTAGGTCAAAAAAATGTTCCTGTTGATTGGGCTAGAAATCGCTATAATTTATTGTGGCAGCAATTTGAAGAACTGCAACAACAAGCTGATGTATTTGTTATAGGCGGTGATGTATTTGACAAGCTACCTAGTATGGATGAACTAGAAGTTTACTTTGACCTAGTTAGTATCTGTAAAATTCCTACTATAATTTACAGCGGTAATCACGAAGCAGTTAAAAAATCTACTACTTTTATGACCAATCTTGCTAAAGCTACAAACTTGTTGAGTAGTAAACGCAATGTTATTGTTATAGATGACTATTATAGTGATTACGGTATAGAGTTTGTTCCCTATAATAAATTAAAAGACTTTGAGCAATCTAATCCTTGGCCAGAAGGTGGCAGAATACTGTGTACACACGTTCGTGGTGAAATACCACCACATGTTACACCAGAAGTTAATTTAGATATATTTAATGCCTGGAATATTGTACTAGCCGGAGATTTACATAGTTATGAAAATTGTCAACGTAATATCCTGTATCCTGGCAGTCCTGTCACCACTAGTTTTCATAGAGATGTTGTTGACACTGGTGTCATACTTTTAGATACTGAAACACTAAAACATACGTGGATTAAGCTAGAAGTGCCACAGTTAATTAGAAAAACTGTTGGTGCTAATGACCCTAAACCGTCCACTGAATACCATCATACAATTTATCAAGTTGAGGGTGATTTACAGGAATTGGGTGGGTTGGAAGATAGTGATTTAATAGATAAAAAGGTTATTAAGCGCAGTAGCGATGTTCAGTTAATGCTTGATAATGATATGACACTAATAGAAGAAGTAAAAGAATACTTACAGTATATCTTAGCACTACCAACGGAAACTATCGACAAAGCTGTGCTAGAAGTGCAGAACAATTTGGATAAAATAGAACATGATTAACACAGACTATCACCCTAATTTTTACTATGTTGCTAGAATACTTGCTGAGCGTAGATATGGTTCGCAAGATCATTGGGAGCTAGAGCTTGATAAGGCTGTTGAGATGGTGCTGTTAATGGAACAATTAGGTTTTTTAAATAAACGGAAGTTTTGGAGCAATGATAACAATAAAAGAATTACGTTGGAGTAACTGTTTTAGCTATGGTGCTAACAATAGTATTAATTTTGTCAAAGCTCCACTAACACAACTTGTTGGCAAGAATGGACACGGCAAGAGCAGTATTGCACTTATTCTAGAAGAAGTGTTATTTAATAAAAATAGTAAGGGTATTAAAAAAGCAGATATACTTAACAGATATATTAAAGATAAAACCTATACAATTGAGTTAGATCTAGAGCGTGATGGCAATGAGTACACAATTAAAACTACTCGTGGCACACAGCAAACTGTTAAATTGCTAAAAAATGGTCAAGATATAAGTGCTCATACAGCAACACAAACCTACAAGATCATAGAAGATATTGTAGGCATAGATCATAAAAGCTTTGCACAGATTGTTTATCAAAGCAATGCAATGAGTCTTGAGTTCTTAACAAGTGCTGATACGGCTCGCAAGAAGTTTTTAATAGAAATCTTAAATTTAACTAAGTATACTCGTGCAAGCGAAGTATTTAAAGAAATTTCACTAGAGCTTGGCAAGGAGATTAGTGGTACACAGGCTAAAGTAAATACTGTGCGTGGATGGTTAGACAAGTATGAAAAAACTGATTTAACGCCCAAGCAGCTGGTTGTGGTAGAAACACTAGACCCTAAACTGGAGCAACAAGCAGCAGAGCTAAACCTAGAGATTAGCAATGTAGACAAAACCAATCGCAAGATTGTGCAGAATAATACCTACAAGCAACAACTTAATGCAATTGACCTAACTTTTCCGCCTGTAGCAGCCGTAGACGCCGAACATATTCGCAAACTACAACAAGAGCAAACAGAGCATATGAAAACAGTTAAAGACGGCGAACTGTTTATTAAGAAACTAAAGAATCTGTCTGGGGTTTGTCCAACTTGCTTTAGTCAAATTGATAGTACAAAAACTCAAGAACTAATTACTAGCAAAGACTATGAAGTTGAAATGGCCAGAGCTAGCGCTGCTGCTGCACTGATTATAAGCAGCGAACTTGAAAATCAAGATAAGCAGTATAAACAAGCTATAAAAGCTCAGCAGGAATTTGAACGATTACATCAACTAATAGATAATACTCTACCAGCCAAAACACTGGATAAAAATGAATTACAAAATCAATATGACAACCTGGCTAGAACTATACAGGAAACTAAACAACGAATTAAACAAGCAGAGGATCGAAATACACAAGTACAAACTCATAATGGTAAAATAGATACTATAAAGCAACAGCTTCAGGAAATGAGTGAGGAGTTGGAAGAACACAGCTTTCAGTTACACTTAATGAATGAGCGTATGAGTATATTGGGTGTATTAACTAAAACATTTTCAACTACTGGATTGGTAGCCTATAAAATAGAATGTTTAGTTAAAGACTTGGAATCAATTACTAATCAATACTTAGTAGATCTTAGTGATGGTAGATTTCAGATTAGTTTTAAGGTAAATAGTAGTGATAAATTGTTAGTCGTGGTTACAGACAATGGTCGTGATATTGACATTAGTGCATTAAGCGGCGGTGAAAAAGCTCGTGTAAACGTTGCCACACTGCTAGCAATTAGAAAACTAATGCAAACCTTATCAAGTAGTCGCATCAATTTACTAATATTAGATGAAACTGTAGAAGCACTTGATGTTGATGGCAAAGAAAAACTAGTAGAGGTGTTGTTGCGAGAAGAACACCTTAATACTTTTTTAGTTAGTCATGGTTTTAGTCATCCACTATTGGATAAAGTAAATGTTATTAAACGTAGCAATGTATCTCGCATTGAGGCATGAATATATGCGTAATAAAAAGTTTGAAAAAGTATTAGAACGACGTAAAAAAGCCAAAGAAGCTGCACAAGAGAAAATTGAGCAGCTTGATCTATATACTAATAGTGATGGCACTATTAACTGGGATAAGTTGGCTAAACATATTAAAGAGGCTACAAGTGGTAGACAGCAGGGCTAAAGGTGCTAGAACGGAAACCTTGGCTCGCGACATGTTGCGTAAACATACTGGATTAGCCTGGGAACGTGTTCCTGGTAGTGGAGCACTAGATGCCAAGCATGGTTTAAAGGGGGACTTGTACGTCCCCAACCATATTAATAACTATTGTGTTGAAGTAAAAGGCTACGCAGAAGATCATATTAACAGTGGGTTATTAACACATAAAACTCCACAGATAGTAGAGTGGTGGCAACAAACACAACGTCAAGCCTTGCAAGTTGATAAAATGCCACTATTAATATTTAAGTATGATCGTAGCAAATTATTTGGTGCTACAGCTTTTGTTTGTGATAATATGATGGACAAACGTTGGTTGATGTTCTACTCACAAGATTACGAGTTTTATATGTTCTTGCTAGAAGATTGGCTTGTAGGAAGCAAAACTAAATTTGTAGATTGACTTTTGTTATCAACAGTGATATAATAATAGATTACACTCTAAAAAATGACATGAAAACCTTTAAACAATTTGAGAGAACTGAAAAAACACTGATGATAGTCGATGCGCTTAATCTTGCGTTTCGATACAAGCACAGCGGCGCTAGAGACTTTGCTGAGGATTACCTACGAACAGTGGAGAGCTTAGGCAAAAGCTACAAGGCGCAACATATAATTATAGCAGCAGATCAAGGGTCTAGCAGCTATCGTAAAGCTATTTATCCAGACTATAAGCAAAATCGCAAAGATAAATACGATAAACAAACTGAAGCTGAAAAGGCAGAGTTTGAACTATTCTTTGAAGATTTTACTAAAACACTAGAGTTGCTTGGAGAACACTATCCTGTACTAAGGTTTCAAGGTGTAGAAGCAGATGATATTGCTGCATATATAGTAAATAAAAAACGTAAATTAGTACTTGATCAGATTTGGTTAATGTCAAGTGACAAAGATTGGGATTTACTTATCAAGCCAGGAGTAGGAAGATTTAGCTATGTTACACGCAAAGAAGTTACTTGGGAAACTTGGCAAGATCACTACTCATTTGAACCCGAACAATACGTTCATGTTAAGTGTCTTATGGGCGATAGTGGCGATAATGTCCCTGGTGTGCCTGGCGTTGGACCTAAACGTGCTCAGCAACTTGTTGAAGAGTATGGTACTACCTGGGATATTATTAGTAGTATTCCTATACCTGGACGTTATAAGTACATTGAAGCGATTAATCAATCGAAACAACAACTAGAATTAAATTATCAACTAATGGATTTAGTAACCTATTGCCAAGATGCTATAGGTGCTGAGTATTGTAAACAAATTGACGAAACCCTAGAACTATGCTTAAAGTAAATAGAACAACAGAATTTAATAATATTAATCGTAAGTACGACCATAATCGTGATGGCAAAATACAACAAGTAGTAGAGTGTAGAGTAGATAATGCAGCATACTTACCAAAACGCGCTAATCCCACAGATGCAGGCGCAGACCTACGCAGCACCGAGGCATTTGAATTATTTCCTGGAGAATCGAAACTTGTTGATACTGGTGTAGCGGTAAAAATTCCAGAGGGCTTCGGCGGGTTCGTATTTAACAGATCGGGACAAGGAAAAAAGCAAATTATACTGCTTAATTCAGTAGGCGTTATTGACAGTGATTATCGTGGAAATATAAAAATATTGCTAAAAAATATCAGCGATAACAAGTACAAAATTGAGGTTGGAGACAGAATTGCACAACTGGTAATTATGCCAGTTATCCTTTGTGATTTTGTAGACAGCTGGAATGATACAGAACGTGGTACTGGAGGATTTGGCAGTACTGGACAATAGGAGACATTATGCAAGTAAGCACACGCGCACAGGTAATCACTAGACGAACTTATAATCGTCCTACTAGTGATGATGGTAAACAATTTGAAAGCTGGCAACAAACTGTTAGACGAGTTAGAGAACACCAGCATTGGTTATGGGAACGAGCAGCAGGACGTCAGCTTTACTTCCACGAAGTAGCAGAACTAGATGAACTAGAAAAGCTCATGCTAGAGCGCAAAGTATTAATGGCTGGACGTACACTGTGGTTGGGCGGTACACCAGTAGCACAGACTAGAGAAGCTAGTCAATTTAACTGTAGCTTTACTCAAGTAGAAACAGTATATGATGTAGTAGATTGTTTGTGGCTACTACTGCAAGGTTGTGGTGTGGGCTTCAAACCTATTGTAGGCACACTAAATGGATTCTCAAAACCAATTAAAA